TCAGGGCGTCGACTGGCACCCGGCCGACATCAAGGCCGAGCTGGAGAAGCGGGGGTTGTCGATCAGAGAGCTGGCGCGGCAACTCGGGGTGTCCAGCGTCATCCTGTCGCGGGCGTTGCGCACTGCGTCGCCAGCGAATGAGGCGCGCATCGCAGCAGCCCTCGGCCTTGAGCCGGAAGCGATCTGGCCTGCGCGATACGCGCTGCGTACCGCGCGCCGGAACGGCCTCGTGCCGAAGACGCGACGCGCGAGTGCCCGCCCGCCAGCGCGAGCGCCACGAACCAAGGCGGGCAAGGCGTGACAACCCGCGGCAACCCGGACGCGAAAGTGTTCGCATGCGAACAGTCTAGCGAGGGCGCGCGGTCGGAAGGTTGGGCGCGGCCGTCGACGCTCGCAGGGTTGCCGGGGATGCCGCTATACCCCGTTGCCGTGCGCAAGCGCGCAGAGCGCGAGCAGTGGACCGCGCGCGACGCGGACGGCCGAGGCGGCGGCCGCGAGTACCTGATCTCCGCCCTACCCCCCGAGACGCAAGTCGCTCTCGCGCAGGCGTCCGCGACGGCCGCACTCGACCCCTCGACGAAGGCCGACGCGAAGCTGCAGCGCGCCCTGCAGCGCGCCGGTCAGAAGGCCCGGCGTCACGAGCGCATGCAGAAGCTGCGCGACGTGGTCTTCCTGCCCGAGTGGTCGAGTGCGCAGACCAACGCGAAGCTGCGCGTGCTGACGCACTACGACGCCTTCGCCGAGCTGCACGCCGGCGAACCGCGCGCCGCGATCATCCGCGCGTTCGTCGCCCACTGGACCGCGCAGCGCCTGCCCTACGTGCCCCCCGAGGACTACGCGGCGCGGCCGCGGGTGAGCTTCTCGACGCTGGAGCGCTGGGTGGTCGAGAACAAGAAGCACGGCGTCTACGCGCTGATCCCGCAGTACGGCACGCGCAAGGGCGCGCGCCTGATCGACACGCAGCCGGCGCTGTCGCAGCTGGTGAAGGGGCTGATGGTCGAGTTCCCGCAGATCGCCGCGACACAGGTCTCGCGCGCGATCGAGGCCCGCATCACCGAGCCCTCACCGGGCGTGTTCGTCGACACGCTGAACGGTGAGGTACTCGCCGGCCTCAAGCGCCTGCCCAGCCTGCGCGCCGTGCAGTCGTGGATCGATCACTGGAAGACCGAGAACGCGCAGCTGTGGACCGCGATCACGAACCCGGATCAGCACCGCAGCCGCTACCAGTCGGCGAGCGGTCGCGCCGACACCGGCATCGAGCGCGCGAACCAGGAGTGGCAGCTCGACAGCACCCCCACCGACATCCTGCTGGCCGACGGCAAGCGCCACGCGATCCTGGGCGTGATCGACGTGTGTTCGCGCCGGCTCAAGTTCCACGTCTCGCGCACGAGCAACGCGCGCGGGGTGTGCAGCCTGCTGCGGCGCGCGATGCTCGACTGGGGCGTGCCCGAGCGCATCAAGACGGACAACGGCACCGACTACACGAGCGAGCACGTGCGCCGCGTGGTGCGCCAGATGGAGATCGACCACCGCGTCTCGCAGCCCTTCGCGCCGGAGCAGAAGCCCTTCATCGAGCGCGCCTTCGGGACGCTCAATCGCGACCTGATGCCGCTGCTGCCGGGCTTCATCGGTCACTCGGTCGCGCAGCGCAAGGCGATCGAATCACGCCGCTCATTCGCGCAGCGTCACGGCGGTGAAGGCGCGGGCCCCGCGATGGAGGCGAGCGTCACGCCCGACGAGCTGCAGGCGATGCTCGATGCGTGGTGCGAGAACTACGAGACGCGTGAGCACCGCGGCCTGAAGGGGCTCACGCCCTGGGAGAAGTGGTGCAGCGCGCAGGCGTCCGAGGTCACGCGCATCGACGACGAGCGCGTGCTCGACGTGCTGCTCGCCGCACCGGCCGGCGGCAGCGGCGACGGCGGCCGCACGGTGACCAAGAAGGGCCTGCAGGTCGACGGCGGCTGGTACCACAGCGACCTGCTCGCGGGCCTCGAAGGCACGCGCGTGCACTGCCGCACCGATGACCGCGATTTCGGGGTGCTCTACGTCTTCGGGCCCGACGGCACGACCTTCATCTGCCAGGCCCTGGACTACGAGCGCCTCGGCATCTCGCCCGACGAAGTCGTCGCCGCACGCCGCGCGCGGCAGAAGCGCGCGATGAGCGAAGGTCGGCGCAGCGCACGCGAGATCGCCAAGGCCGTCGAGGCCACCAACATCGTTCACGACATCCTCGCGGCCCGCGCTCGCGCGAGCCAGAAGGTGGTGATGCTGCCGCGCCGCGCGGTGCAGCACGCCACGCGCGCGGTCGACGAAGCGGCCAAGGCCACGAAGGACGCGCTGCTCGCGACGTCGTCGTCGTCGACCTCGTCGGTCACGCCCCTGCACGCGCCGCTGCGCGGTGCCGCGGCCGCCGCGGCCGAGTCGACACCTGAGGTCAACGGCTGGGCGCTCGAGTCCCTGGAGCGCTACGCCTTCTGGGCGCTGCTGCACGCGCGCATCGGTGCGGGCCACGGCCTGCAGCCCGCGCACCGCGCCTTCTACGAACGCTATCCGGCGAGCAGCGAGTTCCGCATGCAGCAGGACTTCGTCGAGGAGTTCGCGCTCGACATCACCGAGTACCAGCAGACGGCATGGCAACACGCCGTCTGAAAAAGGAAACGCCCCGATCGGCTGCAACCGATCGAGGCGCTGTGCGGCCGGCCCCTCGGGGGAGAAGAACCGGCCACGTCGTCCCTGTCACACCCCTTGAGAGGTCAAGATGGAACCGAGACTGAAGGCAGTAAAGCACGCGGCGGACCAGGCCGCAATCCAGGCCGGCGGCCGCTGGGCGCCGACGTCGAACATGACCGCGGCCGCGCAGGTGCTGGAGCGCACCTTGAACCGCGCCTCCAACCTGCCCGGGCTGTGCGCGTTCTACGGGCCGTCGGGCTGGGGCAAGTCGATGGCGTCGGCGTACTGCGCGAACAAGTTCGGCGGGGTCTACGTCGAGTGCCGCAGCTTCTTCACCTCGAAGACGCTCTTGCTCGCGATCGTGCGCGAGCTGGGCTTGCGACCCGGGCGCACGCAAGCCGAGCTGCTCGACCAGATCGCCGAGCAGCTGCTCTTGTCGCGCAAGCCACTGATCATCGACGAGATGGACCACATCGTCGAAGGCAAGGCGATCGAGACGGTCCGCGACATCTTCGAGGCCTCGCAAGGCACGGTGATGTTGATCGGCGAGGAACTCTTCCCGCGCAAGCTGCAGCGCTGGGAGCGCTTCCACAACCGCGTGCTGATCTGGGAGCCGGCCAAGCCCTGCTCGCTGTCGGACGCGCGTCAACTCGCGCGCTTCTACGCGGCCAAGGTGGACATCGCCGAGGACCTGCTCGCGCAGATCATCCAGGTCTCGAAGGGTGCGACGCGCCGCGTGTGCGTGAACATCGAGCTGGTGCGCGAAGCCGCGGCCACCGAGCAGCCCGACGCGGTCGATCTGGCGTGGTGGGGCAAGCGCCAGCTCTACACGGGTGATGCACCCGTGCGGCGCATCTGATGGGGGGCGAGACACATGGCCCGCACCCCTGCACATCTGCTGCCGGCAGGCAGCCTGTCGTCGAAGGACCTGCTGTGGACCGAGATCCGCCGCCAGCGTCGCTTCAGCCGCTACAGCCTGGAAGACGCCACGCGCGTCGAGCCCAAGACCATCGAATCGGCTCTGCAAGGCTGGTTGAAGGCGGGCTTCATCGCGATCGTCCCGGACGTCTCGCGCCTGCCGGCGCGGCCTGACGGGCGCACCGAGGACGGCCGCTACCCCGGCTGCATCTTCGAGCTGGTGCGCGACATCGGCGCACACGCGCCCCAGGTGAACCGCGCCGGCGAGCCGGTCACCGCCGGCGGGCGCCAGGCGCGCATGTGGAGCGCGATGCGCCACCTGCGCGAGTTCGACTACCGCGAGATCGCCTGGCACGCCTCGATCGAAGGGGCGGAAGTGCGCCTGGAGAGCGCGCAGAGCTACGTCTCGCATCTGTGGCGCGCGGGCTACTTCGTGCGCGTGCGCCCGGCCACCCCCGGCGTGCCGGCGCGCTACCGCATGCACCCGCGCGGCAACACCGGCCCGAAGGCGCCGATGGTTCAACGCGGCACCAAGCGCGTCTTCGATCCGAACCTCGGGCGCCCGCTGGTGGCCAACACGCGCGACAGCGCGGTGCTGCCGGCGGGCCCGCGGCTGCGTGCCGCGCGCCCGACCCCGCGCGTGCGAGGTGAAGCATGAGCGCGGCCGGGGAAAGCAACGTCGACGCCGCATCGCGCGCCTGGGGCCAAGCCGCCCCCGAGTGGGTGATGGTGCTTGCGCAGGCGTGCGATGCGACCTCGCAGGTGCAGGTGGGCAAGCGACTGGGCGTGAGCGGCAGCCTGGTCAACCAGATCGTCCACAACCGCTACAGCGCGGGGCTCGATCGCATCGAGCAGCGCGTGCGTGGCGAGCTGATGGCCGAGACGGTCGACTGCCCGGTGCTGGGCGAGATCTCGACGCGGCGCTGTCTGGACGAGCAGCAGCGCCCGTTCGCCTCGACCAACCCGCTGCGCGTGCAGCTGTACCGCGCGTGCCGCAGCTGCCCGCACAACCGCGAGGTGGGCAGCGGAGGTGCGTCATGAGCGCGGCCCGGTTCGCGATCGGAGACCACGTGGTGGCCAAGCTGAGGAGCAGGCCGGGGGAACCGGTGGCGCTCTCGGTGCACGGCCAACGCGGGACGGTGATGCGTCGCATGCAGACCGGCTGCCTGGTCGAGATGCACACCGGCCCGAACCGAGGCAAGGCACTGGCGTTCGGGCTGTGGGAGCTTCAACCCGACTCCGTGGTGCAGCCAGCATGAGCGCGCTGCCTGCCTACCTGCGCCTCACCGATGCCGAGATCGAGCACTGGGGCGAGCTGTACCTGCGCGCCCCGCGGCTCCATGCGTGCGGCATCAGCTTCCAGCGGTTCCTTTCGCTGCCGATCGATCGGCGCGAGCGGCTGGTCCACGGGCTCGAACCGTGGCCGGAGCTGCTCCCCCGACAGGTCGCGGTGCGCGATGCGGCCTTCGACGCCGAGCGCGAGGCCGAGCGCCTGCCGCGCCACGGCACCGCCGCGGCCCCCTTCGAGAAGTTGAAGCACGCGGGCCGCACCCATCGCTGGGGGCGCGCGCGCTTCCGGCCTGCCACCCCATCGCACGAGGAGGTCACGCCGTGAACGCACCGGACATCACCACCACCACGCAGCCGCGCGTCGGGCGCTACCAGCGCGCCCCGCGCACGGTCGCGCTGCGATCGCACGGTTGGATCGCCGTCGAAGTGACCCCCAAGGGCCGAGTGAAGCCGCTGCTGGACACGCTGCGGCCGCGTCGCATCGAGGCCCTCGAAGCGGCCTACGGCAGCGAATACCGCTGCCTCGCCGAGCACGTCGACGTCTACACCACGGCGATGCGCGTAGCCCTCACCGGGGAGGGCCTGTCGCGATGAACTCCGTCACCCCGGCTCACCCGCGGCAGGAACTCGACCAGACGCTGTGCCAGGAGCTGGAGACGATGCTCGCGCGCGCCTATCCGGCGATGCAGGGCACGCAGCTGCTCTTCCACGAGTCGCGCTTCGCGATGGACGCGAACGCGGTGTCGATGGCGCTCTCGGACATGTACCGCCGCGGGCGCGTGCGCCGCGCACCGGCGATCCCCGAGCTGCACGGCGCGCACGCGCGCTTCGTCTACCAGCTCACGGGGGCCGCGCTCGTCGAGTACGTCGACGAGGCTCGCCGCGCCGAGCACGAGGCGGGCTTCACGGGCCTCGGCGTGACCGAGGCGCCCGTGAGCGCGAAGACCCCCATCGCGACGAAGCTCGACGCGGAGATCGACATCCAGCCCACGCCGGCGACGGCGGTGGCCAGCGCGATCGCACCGCCGCAGCCCACCGGTGACGCGTGGCCCACCGAGCGCATCGCGCCGCGACCGATGCCGGCGCCGCCGACCCGCAAGGACGCGCAGTTGAAGCGCGCGGCCGCGACGAAGCCCGCGAAGGTCGAGCCCACCGCGACGGAACCCGCAGCGCTCGCGGAACCGTCGATCGCTGCCGCTGCCGCTGCCGCTGCCGCTGCCTTCCGCTGCGCGCTGTGGTCCGACGGGACCTTCGAGATCCAGGGGATCGAGGCGCACCGCGTGCAGGGCGCGGCGCTGCGCCTGGTGCCGGCGGAGATCACCCAGGTCATCGAGTACCTGGAGTGCTTCGACCGCACGGGGCGCGCCGCGTGAGCGCGCCGGCGGTGGCCACCGGCGTGGCCCAGGCGCACGCGCTCAAGCACCCGCTCATCGCGCACCTCGCCCAGCACCACGTGGGCGCGGCGCGCGGGGTGCGCGCACGCGACCTCGCCCGGGCGCTCGACTGTCCCGAGCGCGAGCTGCGTCACGCGATCTCGCAGCTGCGCGAAGAGGGCATCGCGGTGTGCGGCACACCGGCCTCGGGCTACTTCATCGCGCGCGACGCCGAGGAGGTCGAGGCCTGCTGCGCCTTCCTGCGATCGCGCGCCCTGCACTCGCTGCACCTCGAAGCGCGACTGCGCCGCATCCCGCTGCCCGTCCTGCTGGGCCAACTGCACCTCACCGAAACCGCCGATCGCGCCGCGGCCCCGCGCGCGGTGGCCACCGCATCCACCACGGAGACGCACCCGTCATGAACAGCCCCACCCCCCCGCTGCAGCGCATCGAAGCGCGCGCGGACGCCTATCGCATCGCGCACGACGCGCTCACCGAGCTGGTCACGCAGATCCACGACGAGCAGGAGCAGGTCAAGCGCCGCCACCTGCGGCGCCTGAAGACGCTGGTGGGCCAGTCCGCCGAGGCGCTCAACGCGCTGATCGCCGAGATCGAGGCCTCGCCCGAGAGCTTCGAGAAGCCGCGCTCGCGGGTCATGTCGGGTATGAAGCTCGGCTACCGCAAGGGCACGGGCAAGGTGGTCTTCGACGACGCCGACAAGGTCGTCGAGCGCATCCGCAAGCTGCTCCCCGACCAGGTCGACGTGCTGGTGAAGGAGACCGTGGTGCCGGTGAAGAGCGCGCTCACGACGCTCGATGCGGCGACGCTCAAGAAGCTCGGCGTGAGCGTCGAGGGCAGCAGCGACGTGGTCTTCGTGCAGATCGCCGACAGCGAGATCGACAAGCTCGTCGCGGCGCTCATGGACGGCCTCACCGAGGCCGAACTCGCATGAGCAGCGCCGCGGCTGCGAAGCCCCCGGTGCTGCTCAAGGGCACGGTGTGCGCGAGCTGCCGTGACCGGCTGGCCACCACGTTCGTCTCGGTCACGCGCCGCGACGGACGACGCTCGGGCACGTGGCGCCGCCAGGCGTGCATCGACGCGATGCGGCCCGCGACGACGACGAAGGTGCGCGGATGAGCACCGCCACGCGTGCCCCGAGCGCCGGCCGCGGCAGTGCGATCGCCGAGCGCAACCGCGACCTCGCGCGCATCCACGCGCTCAAGCGCGAACTCGAGCTCACCGACGAGGACTACCGCGCCGTGATCTGGACCGTCGCCCAGGTGCGAAGCTCCGGCGACCTCGACGTGACCGGACGGCGCCGCCTGATCGATCACCTCGCCGCGCGCGCGAAGGTGATGAAACCGGCCGGCGCCGCCGGCGCGAAGACCGAGCCGCGCTACGGGCGCCGTCCGCGCACGGGCGAAGAGACCCGCCGCCTGATGTCGCGCGTCGAGGCGCACCTGACCGTCACGAAGCGCCCGTGGACCTATGCGCACGCGATGGCCAAGAGGATGTTCGGCCGCGAGCGCGTCGAGTGGCTCGCACCTCACGAGCTGCTCAAGCTGGTGGCCGCGCTGGAGATCGACGCGCGGCGCCACGGCCGCTGGACGCCGGAGAGCCCGCGATGAGCCCCGAGCAGCTCGCCGGTCTGCCGCAGTCGATGACGCAGCTCGTCGCGCTCATCGGGCTCGATCCCGCGCTGGCGCTCGTCAACCGCTGGGGCGGGCTGACGATCGAAGTGCCGCGCGGCCTGGGCAGCGGGCGCTTGATCGAGGAGCTGCGCGCGGTGCTGGGCACCGAGGCCGCCAACACCTTCATGCAGACCTTCGGCGGCGAAGACTTCTACATCCCGCGCTGCGCGCAGCTCTTGCGCGACGCGCGCGACTTGTCGATCCAGGCCGACTACGACGCCGGCACGGCCGTGGCCGAGCTGGCCCGCAAGCACCACCTGAGCGAGCGCTCGGTGTGGACCACGCTCAAGCGCGACGTGCGGGCCGATGCCCGCGCGGTCGCGGCGATGCAGCCCTCGTTGTTCGACTGAAGGAGACCACCACCGATGACGTTCACTCACCTGACCGACGACGAGCTCGTCGCGTACATCGAAGCCACCGAGCCGCTAGACAGCCTCGCGGCAGAGATGGCACGGCGCTACGTGAATCTGCGCGACTGGCAGTCGGATGGCGCGCCGCTGGACGCCGCTGAAGAGGCGATCGAGGCCGCGATCAGCGACCTGCAACGACGCACCACTCCGCCGAGGCGCGGCCCGTACAAGGGAGAGCGGAATGACTTCGTGGTCCGGTGACCTGCAGAGCATCGTCGCGCCCAAGCGGCCGACCATGAGCCCGGACATCTGGAAGCAGCTCACCCTGCCGGCGCCGGTCGCACAACGCGTCTCGATGGGATACGCGGTCGAGGCATGGGAGTGCTCGATGCACGAGATCCAGGTGTTTTCTGCGGTCGAGGTCGCCGAAGAGGCAGACGGCAAGTCGATCGGACCGGAGTTTCACCTCTCGGTCAGCAAGTGGAACCGGCGGCGCTGTAGTCGGGCCGAGGCGCAGTGGGTGCTCGCGCAGTTCGATCTGCTCGATGCGACCGAGGACAACCACGTACCGCACGGCTTCGTTCGCAACTTCTGGCGCCCGGTCGCGGATGGCCTGAGCGGACAGCAGTGCGCGTGCGTCGACACCGAGCAGGCGATCCGCGAGGACAAGGGCGAGTTCGTGTGGCGGGCGGTGTGATGGCCGCCGAGACCGGAATCTCGTGGTGCGACAGCACCTTCAACTCGTGGGTCGGGTGCACCAAGGTCGGCCCTGGCTGCGATCACTGCTACGCCGAGACGCTGATGGATCACCGGCTCGGCAAGGTGCAGTGGGGTCCGCGGGGCGAGCGCAAGCGCACGAGCGCCGCGAACTGGCGACTGCCGCTGCGGTGGCAGCGCGAGGCGGCAGCGTTCTACGCGGAGCACGGTCGCCGGCGAGAGCGGTCGCGACGCGCGGTGGATGCACCCGGACTGGGTGCGCAGCGTGCGCGACCAGTGCGCCGCGGCCGGCGTCCCGTTCCTCTTCAAGCAGTGGGGCGAGTGGCGCCCAGACACCGATTGGTGCAGCACTGGCACCAACTTGAAGATGCTGCGCGTCGGCAAGGCCGCCGCCGGCAACGTGCTCGACGGCCGAGTGTATGAGACCTTTCCGCAGCCGCGGTAGTTTCGCGCCCCATGCCGCTCACCGTACACCTTGCCGTGCTCATCGCAGCCGCGCTCTGCTGGGACCGCATTGCCAAGCGCCGCGACATCCGCGGCCGCGCGCGGTGGCTCGGCGGCGCTGGGTTCGTGCTCGTGCAGTGGCTGGTCTCGCTGGGCCTCTACTCGCTGGTGTTCTCGCGTGACGTCGCAGCGGCCGAGCGCGAGGTGATCGAGGGTCGCGTGGTGGCGATCGCCGACGGCGACACGCTCACTCTGCTCACCGCCGAGAAGGTCCAGGTGCCGATCCGCCTGGCGGAGATCGACGCGCCAGAAAAGGGCCAGGCCTTCGGTCAGGTCGCCAAGCGCGCGCTGTCTGACCTGTGCTTCGGCAAGCCCGCGATCGCGCGGGTGCAGACCGTCGACCGCTACGGGCGCCGTGTGGCGCGCATCGAGTGCGACGGCGTCGATGCGACCGAAGCGATGCTGCGCGCCGGTCACGCGTGGGTGTACGACCGCTACGTGACCGATCGCGGGCTCTACGCGGTGCAAGAATCGGCACGCGAGACGAAGGCGGGTCTGTGGTCCGATCCGAACGCGATCGCGCCCTGGGACTGGCGCCGGGCGTCTCGCGCCCGCGCGGACAAGTCCGAGTGCGGTACCCGCGGCGGCCCGGGGTGGCGCAAGCCCAACGGCCAGTGCGCGAGCTGGGAAGACGAGCCCTGATCGAGTCTTGACCCACCCCTGAAGCGCTTCACCCGGCGCGCGAGGGGGGGCGATCGATAGCGTGCGGCCATGCCCGCGCGTCGACCGATCCAACTGCTGGTGATCCACTGCACGGCGACGCCCAACGGCGCGTCGCTGTTCAGTCGCGACCCGGATCGCACCCCGCTCGAAGCGATCGACGCGATGCACGCGGCCCGCGGGTTCTCGCGCACGGCCGAGTGGCGCGCGAAGCAGAACGGGGCCTTGCGCGCGATCGGCTACCACTTCGTCCTCTACGTCGACGGCACGGTGGCCACCGGCCGCGCGATCGAAGAAGTCGGCGCGCACGTGAAGGACTGGAACGCCTACTCGCTGGGCCTCGCGTTGATCGGCACCGACGCCTTCACACGCCTGCAGTGGACGCGTCTGGCCGAGCTCGTGGAGAAGCTCTGCACGCAGTACCGCATCCCGCCGCGCGCGGTCAGCTCGACCCAAGGGCGCCGCGCGGCGCTGATGGGCGTGGCCGGGCACCGCGACCTTTCCGACGATCTGGACAAGGACGGCACGATCGAGCGCCAGGAGTGGATCAAGACCTGCCCCGGCTTCTCGGTCGCCGACTGGATGTCCGGAGGCATGCAGCCGCTCGCGGGCCACATCGCGCCCGACCCGGCGACGCGGAGTCGCGCGCGATGAAGCCCTGGTGGCGCAGCCGCACGCTGTGGCTCAACGCGATCGCGGTCGCGCTCCTCGCGCTTGAAGCGCGCTTCGCGCTGCTGCAGCCGCTGCTGCCCGTGAACGTCTACGCGCTGTTCGCGACCGCGCTGCCCGTGGTGAATGCCGTGCTGCGACTGATCACGACCACGGCCCTGTCGGTCAGCCCCTCCAACGGTGAAGGCGATGCGTCGAGATGATCCTTCGGACCTTGAGCAGGGTGCGCGCGCTCTCGCCCCAGTCGTGGGGCGTCCTGGCGCTGGTGGTGGCAGCGAGCTTCGCGAGCGGCAGCGCGACCGGCTGGACGCTGCGTGCCTGGAAATGCGAGGCGGCACGTACCGCGGAAGTCGAGACTGCCGCGGCCGACGCCCGGGCGAGCAGCGCGGCCGTGATCACCGACCTGCTCACGCAGAGCGCGCGCGGTGATGCGGCCGATCGCGCAGTCGAACGCGCTCACGTGCGCACCGAAGGCATCTTCAGAGGCCTCGAAGCGCGCGCTGAAGCCCTCGCGCACTCCCTCGTGGGTGAGCCGGGCGGGCCTCCAGCTCGCAGCGATTGCCCTGGTGCTGCTGGTCAGTGGGTGCAGCTCTGGAACGCGGCCAACGCCGGCATCGATGCCCCCACCGAAGCGCCTGGCCCCACCGGCCCGCCTGACCCAGCCGTGCGAGACCCTCCCGCCGCTGAAGACCGACACCCCGAGCGCCGCTGATCTGCTGCGCAACCACCTGCGCGTGACACGCCAGTACCACCTGGTGTGCACGCGCCACGAAGAGCTCTCCCGATGGGCCACCCCGAACGACGATGCCAAGCGGTGATGACGCCGATCGCGCCTCCGAGCGCGAAGACGCCGACCGAGAACGTGCGATCGCGGCGTGCGCGTGCGCACGCCGATCGGCCACTGGGAGGCCCTCTCGGCCACCGAGTGCGACGACTGCGGCGAGCGCATCGCGTCGGCGCGTCGCCAAGCGGTGGTGGGGGTGCGTCGCTGTGTCGACTGTCAGCGGGCGGCCGAGCGCCGTGCGGCCGCGCGTGCTTTGGGGTAGCGCATGGACGGCATGAACTTCGACGGCTGGAAGCTGGGCTTCGACATCCTCCAGTTCGCGATCATCGGCGCCTTCGCGGTGTGGAACTGGCTCGACCGTCGCGCGATGGCCAGGCGCGACGAGCTCGAAGACGAGATCCGCGAGACGCGGCGCGAGGCCAACGCCAAGCTCGACCAGGCGAAGCTCGAAGCGCAGGCCGAGATCAATCGCGTGCGCGCAGACGCCGACGCCCGCATCGCCGCGGTGCGCGACGAAGCCCACGAGAAGCTCGAAGACCACGAGGAGCGCCTGCGGGAGAAGCGCGAGCGCCTGACACGCGTCGAGGAGCACCTGCGCACGACGCCCACGCACATCGACGTCGCGCACGTGGTCGAGCTCATCAACGCGGTCAAGGGTGATCTCTTGCGCGGCCTGGCCGAAGTGCAGAAGGACACGCTGCGCGAGACCGCCCAGCTGGGCGCGCAGGTGCAGGCCGTCGCCGGGGGCATGACCGGTGTGGGCGCGCGCCTCGACCTGATCACGCAGCACCTGATGAAGGTCAACACCTGATGGCCATCACCTTCCGTGAGCGTGTGAGCGAGGCGCAGCGCCTGGCGCTGCTGCAACTCCTTGCCTCCACCCCTGGGCAGCAGGCCGCCGACACCCTGCTCGCGCCGGCGCTGCAGGACATGGGTCTGGCGGCTTCGATGGACCAGGTGCGCACGCAACTCGCCTGGCTGTCCGACCAGGGACTCGTCGAGCTGGAGGACGTGGCCGGCGTGACGCTCGCCCGCGCGCTGGCCGCAGGCGTGGACACGGCCAACGGTCTTCGCACCGTGCCCGGCGTCGCGCGCCCCGCGCCGCGGCGGTGACCGCGTGGCCAGCCGCAAGCGCCTGTCGTCGGTCGACCGGCTCGACCCGGCGATCAAGGCCGAAGTCGACCGGCTGATCCGTGAGCGGCGCCACACGATCGACCAGATCGTGGCGCACCTGCGCACGCTCGACGCACCGGCCGAGCAGCTTCCCAGCCGCTCCGCGCTCGGCCGGTACAAGAAGCAGGCCGAGACCGCACTGGCGCGCTACCGCGACGCCCAGGCGATTGCGGCCACGTGGGCCGAGAAGTTGGACAGCGAGCCCGATGGTGATGTGGCCAAGCTCGTGCGCCAAGTGCTCTCGCGCGTGGCGTTGTCGGTCGCGGGCGATCTCGACGAGCGCACGTCGACCGACGCCGGCGAGGGCGACGAGCCCGGGGCGGTCGGGGTCACGCCGCTCGAAGTGGCACAGCTCTCCAAGGCGATGAAGGACCTCGCCACGGCCGAGGCCACCAGCGTGCAGAACTTGGCCCGCGTGCGCACGCTGCTCGCCCAGCGCACGACGGCCGCGGCCGACGCGGTGGCGGAGATCGCGCGCTCGGGCGGGGTGAGTGCGCAGGGCGAAGCTGCGATCCGCGCTCGAATTCTCGGGATTCGCGTGTGATGGCCGACGCCCCGGCCGCGACCGCGCGTCCGGATCCGGATGGGATCACCGCCGCACCCGACGGCGTGTTGCTGCCCTACCAGCAGCGCTGGGTGGCCGACCCCTCGCCCTTCAAGATCGCCGAGAAGAGCCGACGCATCGGTCTGACGTGGGCCGAGGCGAGCGACGACGTGTTGATCGCTGCGCGCGCCGGCGGCACCAACGTCTTCTACATCGGCCCCACCCAGGACATGGCCCTCGAATACATCGAGGCCTGCGCGCTCTTCGCGCGCAACTACGCGCTCGCGGCGAGCGCGATCGGCGAGACGATCTTCGAGGACATCGAGCCGGTCTCGGGCGAGACCAAGCACATCAAGAGCTACCGCATCGACTTCCCCGCCTCGGGGCGCCGCGTGCTGGCCCTCTCGTCGCGCCCCCAGAACCTGCGCGGCAAGCAAGGCGTGATCGTGATCGACGAGGCGGCCTTTCACCCGGATCTCGCGAGCTTGCTCAAGGCCGCGATGGCGATGCTGCTGTGGGGCGACAAGGTGCGTCTGCTCTCCACGCACAACGGCGCCGATCACCCCTTCGCCGAGCTGATCCAGGACGTGCGCGCGGGCCGCCGCCCGGGTAGCGTGCACCGCATCCCCTTCCGCGAAGCGGTCGCCGATGGTCTGTATCGGCGCGTGTGCCTGCGCCGCGGCATCGCCTGGACGCCCGAGGGCGAAGCGCAGTGGGTGAAGGACGCCTACGACTTCTACGGCGACGACGCAGCCGAGGAGCTGGACGTGGTCCCGTCCAACTCGGGCGGTGCGTACCTGCCGCTGTCGACGATCGAAGCGCGCATGGACGCCGAGACGCCCGTGGTGCGCGGACGCTGGACCCACGAGTTCGCGCTGCTGCCGAAGGCGTTGCGCGACGCCGAGATCCTCGCCTGGTGCGAAGAACACCTCAGCCCCGCGATCGCGACGCTCGACCTGGGCAACCCCCATGCGCTGGGCGAGGACTTCGGGCGCGTGGCCGACCTGACGGTGCTCGCGGTGGGCGACGAGACGCGCTCGCTCACGCGCCGCGTGCGCCTGGTGGTGGAGCTGGCCAACTGTCCCTTCGGTGCGCAGGAGCTCATCGTCGCGTGGCTGATCCGCCGGCTGCCGCGCTTTCGCGGTGCGAGCCTCGATGCCACCGGCAACGGCGCCGCGCTGGCCGAGAACATCGCGCTCGAGTTCGGCGGCACGCGCATCGAGCAGGTGAAGCTCTCGCAGAGCTTCTATCTGGAGCACATGCCGCGCTTCAAGGCCGCCTTGGAAGACGGCACCTTGATCGGTCTGCCACGCGATCGCGAGATCCGCGATGACCTGCGCGCGCTGCGCGTGAAGGACGGCGTGCCGGGGCTGGGTTCCGCGCCGACGAACCGCACGGCCGCGGCCACAGGGGACAAGAAGCAGCGCCGGCACGGCGACGCCGCGATCGCGCTCTTCCTGCTGCACCGCGCCTTCACGCGCGAGGCCGTGATCATCGGTGGCCAGGGCACCGGCGAGGGGCGCGTGACCGACGTCGACGGCGAGCTGGCGGACTTTCTGGAGATGGGCGCGTGAGCTATCGCACCACCGCGCACGGGCTGCTCGTGCCGATCGACTTTGCCGAAGACGCCGCACCGCTGCCGCGCCCTGCCACCGACGCGGCCGAGATCGCCTCGATCGATCGCGACATCACCCAGGTGCTCTTCGGCGGGCGCACGCTGCCCAACAACGACGACACGCTGCGCAAGCGTGGCGGGGCCAAGGGACTGGCGATCTACGACGAGATCGAGCGCGACCCGCACGCCTTCGCCGTGTTGCAGAAGCGCGCCCTCGCGGTGGTGGCGCGGCCCATCAAGATCGAGCCCGCCTCCGAGAGCGCGCCTGACAAGGCCGCCGCCGAGCTCGTGCGCGAAGCGCTCGCGGGCTGCGCCTTCGATGCGGCCTGCGTGCAGCTGCTCGACGCGACGCTCAAGGGCTTCGCGCTGGCCGAGATCATGTGGAAGGTCGACGCCAACCGGCTGCTGCCGGCGCGCCTGATCGGTCGCGACCAGCGCCGCTTCGTCTTCGATGCGGATCGCAAGCTGCACCTGCTCACGCGCGAACAGCCGACCAGCGGCGAGGAGATGCCGCACGCCAAGTTCGTGGTGCACTCGACCGGCGCCAAGGACGCCTCGCCCTACGGTCTGGGGCTGGGCACGCGGCTCTTCTGGCCGGTGTGGTTCAAGCGCCAGGACCTGAGCTTCTGGTTGCAGTTCACCGACAAGTTCGGCAGCCCCACCGCCTTGGGCAAGTATCCGCAGTCCGCGACCCAGGACGAGCAGGCGAAGCTGCTCAAGGTGCTGCGCGCGATCTCGCACGACGCCGGCGTGATCGTGCCCGAGGGCATGGTGGTCGAGCTGATCGAGGCCTCGCGCAGCGGCAGCGCGGACGCCTACGAGAAGCTCGCGCGCTACATGGACGAGCAGATCAGCGAGTGCGTGCTGGGCGAGACGCTCACCACCAACATCGGCACGGTCGGCTCGCGCGCCGCGGCCGACACGCACGACGGCGTGCGCATCGAGATCGCCAAGGCCGACGCGGACCTGCTGGCCGACACGCTGTCGCAGACGCTCATTGCCTGGATCGTCGCCTACAACCTCCCCTCGGCGAAGCCCCCGCGCGTGGTGCGCGACTTCGACGAGGAGGAGGACCTGAACGCGCGCGCCGAGCGCGACACGAGGATCGCCGGTCTCGGCTACGAGCCCACCGAGCGCTACATCCTCGACACCTACGGCGAGGGGTGGGTGCGCAGGAAGTCCGTCACACCACCTGGGGGACTTTTCGGGTTCCCGGGATCGGACGCGGATCCGGAGAACCCCGACGACGAAGGTGCGTTCGCCGAGCCGGCCGCCGCCCGGGCGCGCAACCGCGCCATCCAGGACGCGCTGGCCGCCGGCGCCGATGCGCTCGCGGCCGACTGGGAGCGCCTGGTCGGTCCACGGGTCGAGGAGCTGGTGGGGATGCTCCAGGAGTCGCGTGACCTGGTCACCTTCGCCGAGCAGCTCGCCCGCCTGCTCGCCCAGGCCCCGCGCACGGTGATGGTCGACGCGCTCGCGCGCGCCACCTTCGCCGCGCACGTGGTGGGCCGCGGCAAGGACCCGAAGGCGGACTGAGCCCGTGGCCGAGGCTGCCGCCGGCGAGCCGTTTCGCTTCGATCTGCCGCCGCGCGAGGCGATCGCCTTCTTCCGCGCGAAGGGCTACCAGACCGGCTTCTCCTGGCAGGACGTCTGGGCCCAGGAGAACGAGCGCGCCTTCACGGTGGCCAAGATGATGGATCTCGACTTGCTGGCCGACACCCGCGCGGCGGTCGATCGCGCGATCGTCGAAGGCCAGTCGATCGGCGAATTCCGCAAGGCTCTGAAGCCCAGGCTCGCCGCGGCCGGCTGGTGGGGGCGCAAGGAGGTCACCGACCCGCAGACGGGCGAGACGCGCGAAGTGCAGCTGGGCTCGTCGCGGCGCCTGCAGACGATCTTCCGGGTCAACGTGCAGCAGTCGTACGCGGCGGGCGACTGGGCGCAGATCCAGGCCACGAAGCAAGCTGCGCCCTACCTCATGTACGACGCGATCGACGACGCGGCCACGCGCCCCGAGCACCGGCGCTGGGACGGCACGGTGTTGCCGATCGACGATCCCTGGTGGAGCACGCACCGCCCGCCCAACGGCTGGAACTGCCGCTGCTCGGTGGTGCAGCTCTCGGCCGCCGACGTCGAGCGCCTGGGCAAGTCGGTCGCCAAGGAGGCGCCCCCGGTGGTGCTGCGCGAGCACGTGAACACGCGCACCGGCGAGGTCACCCGGGTGCCGCGCGGGATCGATCCTGGCTTCGCCTACAACCCGGGGGCGGCGTCCGTCGAACTCGGCCGCAACGCCTTCGGCGAGGCCGCCAAGACCCTGCTCGACAAGGCCGCGGCCGCGCCGGCCGCGCTCGGGGCTGCGGCGGGCCAGAACCTCACCGCGGCCGAGATCGCGATGCTCGATCGACAGCACCGCGACTGGGTCGCGCGCTCGTTCGAGCGCCACGAGCGCCTGGCGCGCGGCGACGGGCAGGCGCGCGACCGAATGCACAAGCTCGCGCACGTTGCTCACGGCGATCGCCGCGTGGTGGCCACCGTGCAGCCCGCGGTGGTGGCCGAGCTCGAGCGCGCCGGCGCCCCGCTTGCGCGTGCCGGGCTGGTACTCGACGAGCGGCAGGTCGGTGGCCACAAGTGGCGACGCCATCGCGACTCGGGCGACGCGCTCACGCGCGAGGAGTTCGAGGCGCTGCCCGCCCAGCTGCGCGCGCCGACCGCGGTGCTGCGCGACGTGCGCGACGGCAAGCTGCTCTACGTGCTGGGCCGCGCCGACGCCCGCGGGCGCGTGATCAAGGCGGTCATCGATCCGGTCAGCGGCGAGATCGAGACGGTCTTCCGCACCCCGACGCAGTCGCTGGGCATCCCGCGCAACGTGCTGGTCGCGGGGGCACTGCCGTGAGCAGGAGTGCGGAGCCGGGAGGCCAACCACCTCTCCGTCCGAGATGCCGATCGCTGAACCTGCCGATCGGTGAAACGCCGAAGCGCCCTCGTGCAGGCGTCGCAATTTCCTGTCGTCAGCCCCGCGGTCGGACGGTGGGGCAGGCGCGCGGCCGCGTCAAGCGCCGTGGCTGACGATCTGTCGATCCGCGTCGACGACGGTGCGGTGCGCGCTGCGCTCGACCGGCTGCGCGACCTGCCGCGCGCACGCCTGCCCGCGGCGATGCGCGAAGCCGGTCAGCTGCTCAAGACCTCGACGCAGCTGCGCTTCCGCTCGCAGCGCGCCCCCGACGGCACCGCCTGGGAGAAGTCGGCCGCCGCGATCGCGCGCCGCGGCCAGACGCTCAGGCACACGAGCCGGCTGCGCAACTCGATCACCTGGCAGCTCACCGGCACCGGCGTCGCGGTGGGCACCAACGTGGTCTACGCAGCCATCCACCAGTTCGGCGGCCCGATCGGCCGCGCCAGCAGTTCCCGCGGTCCGGTGAGGCGCCCGGTCCTGCCGCCGCGGCCGTTCCTGGGGGCCTCGCCCGATGATCTCCGGGCACTCGCCGCGCTCCTGGAGCGGCACGTGCGCGAGGCCTTCGGAGACCCGTGATCGCCAGGAAAAGAAACGGCCCCGGGGTTACCGGGGCCGCATGGACAGCGAGACTGCGATTTAAGGGGCTTCTGGAGGCATTCTGGAAGGGCGCCCGCGCCCCACTTCCGCGCCCCTTCAGGTTCTGCCACGGCCGCACGGGGTGGAGCGGGCACGTCGTGCACTGGCAGTCACGGACCTGACGTCGGGGCGCTGGATCGGCGTCTTCGCCGACGCACTCCCAACAGATGGTGCGCCTGCGCAAGGCATTCGGGCCGCCATGATTCAGCCTCGCCAGACCGCGCGGGAGGCGCGCATTCCCATGATGGGCTATCCCACCCCCAGTCAACCGGGATTGGCGCGCCTCCTCTACCCCTTAACTACCTATTAGACCGATACCGCGCGGACCGGGTGTCGGGACGGCCGGCTCTCATTGGCCTGCGCGCTGTCCGCCGGCCTCGGATCCCGGCGCGCGCGCAGCCTCGAAGCGAGAGTCGGGGGCGAGGCGACGACGCGCTGCGCTGTGGCGATCAGTTCGGCGGCAATCTGCGGCCACTCGGCCACGCCCGACGCGAGACGGCTTCGCAATCGCCACAAGCCCACGAACGCCTGGCCCACGCTGGCGGTGTGCCACAGCGACTCGCTCTTCGCTTCGCTCTCCCGGCGCGACGGCCCACGTCGCTGGACGACGAAGTTGGGGCAGTGGGTGGTGCGTGCCAGGTCGCCAGTACCGATCAAATCCCAGGTGATCGACCACTCACCCCCGAAAGTGACCAGCTCGCGCGCCGATCGGTCGTACTCGCTGGCAGGCGCCACCACCGATTCCCGCGTGTCACCCGCCTTGGCGAACAACGCGACGAGCCCCGCCTCGGTCGCGACTTCGATCTCACGAGCGGCCATGACTTCCGGCCCGACGTGCGCCTTCGGTCGAACGGTGCGGTCGACCCAGTCAACCGCCTGGTCGAGGGTGGGCAGATCGGCCAGGGTGGTGACGGTGGCGGCGATCGTGCTGATCGACCAGGTGTAGCGCGTCGATTCGACGCTGAGGTGGGGAGTGATCTGGAGCTTCACGTCGTGGATGTCCTGTCGAATGAGGGGGTGGGCACTGCGATCGACGGTCCATCTCGCGACTCCTGCAAAGGTGGTGGTGGGGGCATCACGCGCAGCTCGAACAGCCGCTGCACGCAGCCCGAAAGATGCTCATGGAGGACGTACATCAGGCTTGCGAGGTCCTGCGGTCTTACCGGCTAGAAGCACGTCTCCCCGATCGACTTCGGGCAGATCAGATCGCCGACGGCCCTCACGGCCTCGACACCCTGGTCGAGTCGAATCTCGACTTGCACCAGATCAAGCGAACGGACAGCGGGCATTGCACGACTCCTGTCTAAGCTTTCATGTGCGCCCCCGATTCAGAGGGGCGGCCGGGTGCTGAAAACCGTAGACAGAACGGCGCGACTATTCCCTCCTCGCGGAGGTGTTGTATTCGTCGCACACCCGGCCAGTGAGGCTCGGAAGGCCGGAAAAGCAAGAACCTCGCCACGGGCGAGGTCAGGCCGCTGTCTAGGGTGTTTTCAGCACCTTCCGCCACATTGCGCGTCGCGCGCGCGAGCGTCAAGGCACGGCACGTGACGCCTGACGCTCGTTCGCCCAGTGGGCGAGACGTGCGGCACCCATCACGGCGGCAGGGCCTCGCCCGCGGCCTCGACCACCTTCGGCGGTGCCGACGTCGCGCTCTTCTCCGCGGCCCGGCGCCAGCCAGCGATCTCCGCATCGATGGCGGCTTGCTTCTGCTGCTCCAGGCGCCGAATCCAGAGCGCAAGGACGCAGTGGCGAAGATCGTGGAGCTGAAGAGGCAGCAGCGCCACGCGCGCGAGCACCGTGGCCATCGCGCCGACGAGGACCACCGACAGGGAGCGACACGGCAAGACGGCGTGGGCCACCGCGATCAGGCCTGCCGCGACCGCCAGCGTGGCGGTGAGATGCTGCGACCACATGAAGTAGCGCGCGTGCTCGGAGAAGCGCGTGGCTTCTTCGATCGACATGTCGCCGCGCGCCGGCACGAGGCTCATCGCGTACATCACCCAGCAGATCGCCGGCACCAGCAGCGCGCAGATCAGAGCGCCCGCGCCCACCGCGGATGCGGCAACGGGCTCTTCGAGCACAAGAGCGGCCACCATCGTGCAAGTGGCGCCGAGGAGCGTGGTCTCGAAGACGACGGCACTCACCCCACCGGGCCGGGTGTTCGCGAAGCGCCACAGCTCACGCGCATTGACGATCGCAGAAGACAACTCGGCCGAGCGACGCAGCAGACGCATTGCAGTCTCCAAGATGACCTGTCGGGGGTGATGCGTGTAGTTTTTCGCACGCACACGGGCCCCGCGACCCTGTGAAGCGCTTCACCCGGTCCGCGGCGCGGTCGGTCCCCGAGCATGGCGGGCATGACGGCCCCGCTCTCGATCTTTCGCCCAGGCACGCACACCGCGATGTCGGGCGCGCGCCTGGAGTTCACCGAGGCGCGCCTGCAGGCGATCGCCGCGGGCTACGCGCCGGGCGTGCACGAAGCGCCGCTCGTCGTGGGGCACCCGCGCACCGATGCGCCCGCCTACGGCTGGGTGCAGGCGCTCGAGTTCGCCGACGGCGAGCTGCGCGCGACCCCCCACCAGGTCGACGCTGGCTTTGCGGATCTCGTGGCCGCCGGCCGCTTCAAGAAGGTCTCAGCCGCCTTTTACACGCCCGATGCGCCCGGCAATCCGACGCCTGGCGAGTACTACCTGCGCCACGTGGGCTTCCTGGGCGCCCAGCCGCCGGCGGTGAAGGGGCTGCGCGATGCGAGCTTCAGCGACGCCGAGAACGAGGTCGTGGTCTTCGCCGATGTGGCCTGGACCTGGCGCAGTGCCGCGTCGCTGTTCCGGCGCATGCGCGAGCTTCTGATCGCGAAGTGGGGCCTCGAAGAGGCCGACCGCGCGCTGCCCGCCTACGAGATCGAAACCCTCGACGAGGCGGCGCGCCCGCCGGTCGATCCCGCGGCCCTGCCGGCCGCCTACTCCGAGGACTCCCCGCTCATGGACAAGGACCAGGCTGCGCTCGACGCGGCGCAGAAGGCGCTCGACGAGCGCGCGGCCGCGCTGGCGGCCCAGGAAGCGCAGTTCGCCGAGCGCGACCAGGCGGCCAAGGCCGCGGCGGCCGCCACGGCCGCGCAGGCGCGCACCGATGCCGCGGCCGCCTTCGCCGAGAAGCTCGTGACCGAGGGTCGCCTGCTGCCGGCCGAACGCCCGGGCCTGGTTGCCGTGCTGAGCACGCTGCAGCCCGAGCTGCTGGTCGAGTTCGCCGAAGGCGGCAAGACCGTGCAGCAGCCGGCGGCCGATTGGCTGCGGGGCTTCCTCGCCGCGTTGCCCAAGCGCGTCGACTTCTCCGAGCGCGCCGGCGACGGCGGCGGCCAGGGTGTACGGCGGTACGGACTCGGACATGGCAGGCGCGGCGACGCTGAAAACGACGAGGGCCCGCGACAGTGTCGCAGGCCCTCGATGATGTGGCGCGCCCGGCAGGATTCGAACCCACGACCCCCTGGTTCGTAG